AACTGAAACCCTAGCAATGTCTATGTTAGAAAACTTTTCTGGTGTAGATCCAGAACCAGATGTTTCTTTAACAGGAAATGCTATGGCGGCAGCTCTAGCGGCTGGCAATACTTTTGATATTATTGGAGATGCTAGTTTAAATTTAACTGGTCAGCCCTTAACTATTTCTCAAGGAACAGCTCAATTAGAAGCCTTAACTCAAGTAGATATAACAGGATTTTCGCTAACAGCTACTTTAAATAGTGTTACTGAAGTAACAGGTACAGCGACTGTAATTCCAACAGGATTTGGATTGACAAATAGCTTAGGAACATCTACAAATGTATTAATTTGGAATGGAGTAAATCCAGGCACAGCACCAATTGACCCTCCAGGTTGGACACCGGTTGATACTAACGCTGCATAATATAGTGTTTGACACTATAAAAAAATTTTAATAATATAAGTAAATCGGAGAATAAAATATGGCGAATTCAACATCAGCTAGTTTAAAACTTACAGTACAGGCCACTGGAGAAAATTCAGGAACTTGGGGACAAATTACAAACACAAACTTACTAATTTTAGAACAAGCGATTGGTGGATTTCAATCAGTTGCTATTACAACTGGAGCAACTTTAACTTTTTCAAACGGTGCTTTATCAAATGGTAAAAATCAAGTATTAAAATTAACAGGAACAATTGCAGGTGCAGTTAACGTCGTAATTCCTGATTCAATTGAAAAAACTTTCGTAGTAGAAAATGCTACTAGTGGTGCTCACGCAGTAACTTTTAAAACTTCTTCTGGAACAGGTGTAACTTGGGTAGCAGCAGATAAAGGTACTAAAATGATTTACTCTGATGGTACTAATGTTGTTGATACAGAATTCACAGATTTATCATCTGACTACTCACCACAACTTTCAGCAGACTTAGATACAAACAGTCAAAATATTATTGTTGACACAGCTCATGGTATTCTTGATGAAAACTCTAATGAACAAATTACATTTACTACAGCTGCATCAGCTGTTAATGAATTCACAGTAGCTAACGCAGCTACAGGTAGTGCACCTGAAATATCTGCAACTGGTGGCGACACTAACATTGATTTAAATCTTACTCCAAAAGGAGTGGGTAGAGCAACTTTCAATGGTCAAGGTAAAATTGAAAGTGTTGCAGAAAAATGTACAAATTCAGCAACAGCTGCCTCAGGTACACAAAACTATGATGTACTTACTCAAGCAGTTTTAAACTATACTTCTAATGCTTCAGGAAACTGGACTTTAAACATTAGAGGTGATGGATCAAATTCTTTAAACTCAATTATGGACACAGGTGAATCAATCACTATTGCACACTTAGTGCCACAAGGTGGATCGGCTTATTATAATAGTGCCGTTCAAATTGATGGATCAAGTGTTACACCAGCATGGCAAGGTGGAGCAGCACCAGATGCTGGTAATGCAAGTTCAACAGATGTTTATACTTATACGATTATTAAAACTGGAGATGCTGCATATGATGTAATTGCATCTCAAACACAATTTGCTTAGAGAGGAACATTAATGCCTTTATTGGGAACATTCGGAGCAGGATCTGGAAAAGGTTTTGGTCAACGTGGATCAGCTTCTAATCCTTTTATCGTTGCAACAGGTGGTACAATAACAGAATCTGGAAATGATAGAATTCATACATTTACAGGTCCCGGAACTTTTACAGTTTGTACTGTTGCAAAATGTGCAGCGGATAACGAAATTTCTTATTTAGTAATCGCTGGAGGCGGTGGTGGTTCAGATACAAGAGGTGGAGGTGGAGGAGCAGGAGGATTTAGAGAAGAGAAATCTCCAGTTACTCCTTACACAGCTAGTCCTTTAGAAGGAGCAGGACCAATAACAGTTACAGCAACAGCTTTTCCAATTACAGTTGGAGCAGGTGGTGCAGGTGGTACTAATAATCCAGGTTCTAATTCAGTTTTTTCATCAATTACATCAGCTGGTGGTGGTGGTGCCGGTGCTGGCCCTTCTCCAGCAGGATCTCCTGGAGGTTCTGGAGGTGGTTCAAATGGCAGATACTCAGGTAGTGCTGGATCAGGAAACTCACCTCCAACAACTCCTCCACAAGGTAATAATGGTGGAACTACAAATGGATCAAGAAGTGGTGCTGATACATACGCTGGTTCTGGTGGAGGAGGAGCAACAGCTTCAGGACAACCAAATCCGTCAGCAACTCAAGCAGGAACCGGAGGAAATGGAGCAACAACATCAATTTCAGGTTCACCAATAGCTTATGCTGGTGGTGGAGGAGGAGGAGCAGGAACATCAACAACTAGTCCTACTGCTTCTGGTGGTTCAGGCGGTTCAGGCGGTGGAGGTAACGGTAAAGGAACATCTGCTCCAGGTATAGGTGATAGTGGTACAGCTAATACTGGTGGTGGTGGAGGAGGAGGTGGTATTTTTGGTCCATTCCCTGGAGGTTGTAGTTATTGTAATGGTGGATCAGGCGGTTCAGGGATAGTAATAATTAGGTATAAATTTCAATAGTTAAATGATAGTTTATATATAGAAAAAAATATTATGGCACATTTTGCAAAAATTTCAGAAGAAAATAAAGTATTAACAGTTCTTACTTTGAATAATAAAGATATGTTAAATGCTGATGGCGTTGAAGATGAAACAGTAGGACAACAATATTTAGAAACACATAATAATTGGCCTGCACATTTGTGGATTCAAACTTCATACAATACACAAGGCGGACAACATAAAAACGGTGGAACTCCATTTAGAGGAAACTACGCAGGTATAGGTTATACTTGGGACGAAAATAATGAAATATTTTGGCCTAAAAAACCTTATGCATCTTGGGTAAAACACATCGAATCAGCTTCTTGGAAATCACCAATCGGTGATGCTCCAGAATTAACAGAAGACCAAAAATTACAAAATACAGAAGGCACTCATGTGTGGTCTTACGTTTGGAATGAAACTTCTTATGAAGCAGATAATACAACTGGTTGGGATTTGACAGACGTTTTAGCTTAATATACATTTAGTGGTGGTATGCAAAAGAAAGTATTAACAGAACAAGCATTATATTTTGGTGATGTTTCGATGCCTAAATATTGGGAAATAGATAGAGATGAATTAGCGCATTATGTTTTACATTCTAATTTAACAAATGAAGGACTACAATTTTCAAGAACTTTTGATAAATTAAATACTTATATGCGAGAACATATTGGTCTTGAATATGATATTAATTTAATTAACAAAGAAACGTGGGGAAATATTTATAAACCTCAAGAGACAACAGTTCCATTATTAAACATAGATCCAGTAGATCTACGAAACTCGCCGGACTTTACATTATTATATGGTGTAAAAGTTAAAGACTGTATGGTTAGAATATATTATGAAGACAATAGACGTAAAGGAAGAAGTTGGGATATAGAACTTAAAGATAATATGTTTATTATGTTTCCATCTACTAATATGTATTATCTAACTAACAATCAAAAAGATTTATTAAATTTTGTTCAAACAATAACTTATGAATATATCTAATTACTATTGGTATTTTAGTAGTGTGCTAACACCAAAGTTTTGTGATGATGTAATAGCTTATGCAAATTCACAAAAAGAAGAAATGGCTAGAACGGGTGATTATGGTGATAGAAAATTAAATGAACAAGAAGTATTAGATTTAAAAAGAAAAAGAAACTCTGATTTAGTATGGCTTAATGATACTTGGATATATAAAGAATTACATCCATATGTTCATATGGCTAATAAAAATGCTGGTTGGAACTTTGATTGGGAAAGAAGTGAGTCTTGTCAATTTACAAAATACAAACATAATCAATACTATGATTGGCATTGTGACGGTTGGAATAAACCTTATGAAAAAGAAGGACCCGAAAAAGGTAAAATTAGAAAACTATCTATGACATGTCAATTGACAGATGGCTCAGAATATGAAGGGGGTGAATTAGAATTTGATTTTAGAAACTACGATCCATATATGAGAGATGAAGCTAAACATTTAATAAGAGCAAAAGAGATTTTACCAAAAGGTTCTATTATTGTATTTCCTTCTTTTGTATGGCATAGAGTTAAACCCGTAACATCAGGCACAAGATACAGTCTTGTTGTTTGGCATTTAGGAAAACCATTTAGATAATGCAAATAAATAATTATTTTAATACGACTATTTGGACTGAACAAAAACCAGAGTTTGTAAAATCTTTAAATAAAGCTACTGACAAATATATTAAGAAAAGCAAAAATACACCTGAGGCAAAAGAATACATAAAAAAACTTGGCGATTTTGGGAGAAGTTATCATTCAATGTCTTTAACAGGTGATAATAATTTTTTAGATTTTAGAAATTACATTAGCAATAAGTCTTCAGAATTTTTAGATTCTCAAGGTTTTGATTTATCTCCTTATACACTAATACTTAATGAGTTTTGGGTACAAGAGTTTGCAAAAAAAGGTGGCGGTCATCATTCAGCACATATACATTGGAATCAACATGTATCAGGTTTTTATTTTTTAAAATGCAGTGATAAAACTTCTTACCCTGTATTTCACGAACCAAGAACAGGTGCTAGAGCTACAAAATTAAAAATGAAAGATAATCAAAAAGAAGTATATAATGGTAATGATTTAGTTAATTTTAGACCCACTCCTGGAACATTAATAATATTTCCAGGTTTTTTAGAACATGAGTTTAGTGTAGATCATGGAAAAGAACCATTTAGATTTATACATTTTAATATTCAAGCTGTTCCAAAACAAATTGTAAAAGATGTCATTTAATAAAAATAAATATACAGTTATTCGTCAAGCAATATCAAAAGACCTAGCAGCTTTTATTTCAAATTATTTTATGATGCAAAAACAAGTTTATGATACTTGTAGACAAGAAAGATACTTTTCACCATTTGAAAATATTATAGGTCATTATGAAGGTAGGGATGAACAAATACCAAACACCTACAGTCAGTATTCTAATATAGCTATGGAAACTTTAATGTTAAAATGCCAACCTAAAATGGAAGAAGTAACAGGATTAAAATTATATCCAGCTTACACCTATGCAAGAATCTATAAAAAAGGTGATATTTTAAAAAGACACAAAGATAGATTTAGTTGTGAGATATCAACTACTATGAATCTAGGTGGTGATCCTTGGCCAATATATTTAGAGCCATCTGGAAAAAAAGGGTTTAAAGGTATCAAAATAGATTTAAAACCAGGAGACATGCTGGTTTATTCTGGTTGTGAGTTAGAACATTGGCGAAATAAATTTAAAGGTAAAGAATGTGTTCAAGTATTTCTTCATTATAACAATCGTAAAACGCCAGGCGCTAGAGATAATATGTTTGACAAGCGCCCACATTTAGGTCTTCCTTCTTGGTTTAAACGATGATATAATCTTTTGATGGAGGCAGGGCACCACCACATACCCCCTGTCTCCTTTTAAGGATTTATATTATATTTTTAAAAATTGGAACACCTGAATTTTCATCTTTAGATATTCATTAATGAGTTTTGTAAATAAATTAACTAATATTAAAAAAGCTACTAAACAACAAAAACAAACACAGCTTTGGGATATAGAAGGTATATTACATAATCAAAAATTTAAATTTGATACTAGACCTATTCAAAATAATACTAAAATAGGAAGTTTTAAAACTAAAGCTGATAAAATGGTATTTGATATGAAGGATGAATATATTATTGTCGATGTAGAAGAATTACATCAATATTTAAAAGAAAATAATGTAAGAGAAGTCCATTTACAGGATTTGATATCTAAGCTAGAGTGGAATATAATACTACCAAAATAATAAAAACCCTATATAATACTAGGTTATGTTACAGAAACTCAATTTTAAACCAGGATTTAATAAACAAGCTACTGAATCAGGTGCTGAAAGTGAATGGGTAGACGGAGACTTTGTA